TCATTCAGGATACCTTGGATGTTAATGCAGACGGTTGGTATCTAGTAAGAAGCGTTTCCACAACAACAGTTTCTAATGATACTTTTACCTACTATGCAAGAGCAAATGTTACTAACGGAAGCGTTCGTGATGCAACAAAGACATTTGCATACAAGGCTTACAATTACACAGGATCAGAGATCCCACTTAGCACCTCATCTGGTGCTGCATTTACAGCTTCTAGCACAACAGTAACAGCAACAACTACAAATGCTCATGGTCTTAGCATCGGAGATTTGATTTATGTTTCTGGTACCACAGCAGCTTCTTCTAACCCACCAAATGGTGCTTGGGAAGTAAAGACAACTCCAACAACAAATACGTTCACTTTCGATGTAATTGATGCCCCATCTGGTGCAATCACTGCTGTTGCGAAGTCCTTAACTGGTAGACCAGGAACACTATCTGTACACAGACCATTTGATGGTGGAGTGAAGTTTACAACTGGTTCTTCTGCTCCTGGATCAAAAATTATAAGACAGACAAGAAGATATTTTAGATACCAGTCAGGTAAGGGCATTCAGTTCTCAACTGGATCTATGATGAAGCCAGTATTCTCAGTTGATTTAATTTCTTCATCTAGCACAACCGTTACGGTAAAAACTAGATACGAACATTTCCTTGGAATTGGTGCACAGGTTATAGTAAGTGGTGCAGATCAAACAGCATACAATGGAACCTTTACAGTTACAGCAATTACTGGACCTAAAGAATTCCAGTACACAGCATCCTCAGTTCCATCTGCAACTCCAGCAACTGGATTCCCAATTACAGTCGCACCAGTATCGTGGTTCGGTGGTCAGACTAGAATCGGTATGTTTGATGAACAAAACGGATTCTTCTTTGAATTTGATGGACAAACTTTATACGCAGTAAGACGTTCTAGTACAGATCAAATTTCTGGTATAGTTGCAGCAACACAGGGATCTCCAACTATTACAGGAACTGATACCAGATTCTCTGAACAGTTAAGCCCAGGAGATAGAATCTCTATTAGAGGTGCAACCTATCAAGTTCAGTCTATTACAAGTAATACTGAGCTTTATGTGTTCCCAGAATACCGTGGTCAGACCATTGCTTCTGGTGGAATCGTAAGCAAGATTGTTGACACCAAGGTTGCACAGTCTGATTGGAACATTGATAAGTTAGATGGAACTGGTCCGTCAGGTGTAACAGTTGATTTAGCTAAGATGCAGATGTTCTACCTTGACTATGCTTGGTATGGTGCAGGTGCAATTAGATTTGGATTTAAGGATGAGCGTGGAGAGGTTGTTTATTGCCATAGAATGACACACGCAAATGTTAAGACAGAAGCCTATATGCGTTCTGGAAACCTTCCTTCTCGCTATGAGGCAGCAGCAGATGCACCAGTTACAAAACTTTCAGCAACGCTTTCAAATGTTGCTACTAGCATGTCAGTTGCAAGTACTGTAGGATTCCCATCAACTGGAACTCTTTCAATTACAAAAGCTGGAAATACTGCACAGGAAATTGAGTATGTTTCTTACACAGGAAAAACTGCTACAACCTTTACAGGTCTAACAAGAGCCCTAAGCAACGTAGTCATTAACCCAGTTTCTGGTGCTACTGGTGGTGGAAATGGAACCGCACAATCGTTTACATACTCCGCAACGGCACCTGTAAGAGTAGATCTATACTCTAGACAATATGCTACTGGAACAAGTCACTGGGGCTCCTCAGTAATCATGGATGGTGGATATGATGATGATAAGTCATTCGTATTCCAGGCAGGTATGAAAAATGGTGTTATTGTTCCAAGAAGCACAACAACCAGATCAGCTCTTATCAGCCTAAGACTTGCTCCGTCTGTAGATAACGGAGTTGTTGGAGTTTTTGGAGAAAGAGAACTTATTAATAGAATGCAGTTAAGACTAAGACAAATGGATGTTCTAAGCTTGGTTGCTGGAACTGCTGGAAACCCAGGAGCATTCCTAGTAGAACTTGTCTTGAATCCAAGATTTAATACTTCAACTGGAAACACTTGGGAAAATGTTGGTGGATCAAGCTTGTCTCAAGTTTGCTATCACGCAGTAAACACAACCCTAGTTGGTGGAGAGCCAATCTTCTCATTCTTTGTATCTACTCAGTCTGGTGAAGCAAGCGTTGTTCAGCAAGATCTTGGAATTGTTAGAGATCTTGGAAACTCAATTCTTGGTGGAGGTACAACTAATACTGCCTCTACTACAGAACTTAATGTTTTCCCAGATGGACCAGACATTGTAACAATAGCAATCAGAAACCTTTCTGGTTCTGGCGTAACAACTGCTACAGTTAACGGAAGGCTTTCTTGGACTGAAGCCCAAGCATAGTAGGAGGAAAACGTGGGACTTAACAAACTAAACCACCTTTATTCTACTGAGCCATTAACAGTAGATTCTTTACTAGCTAACAATGACGTAACCGTATTAGATGACGTTAATGTATTCGGAGAAACCCTTGTTGATGGATTGCTTGGGCAGCCAAACCAAGTACTTAAAGTCAATTCTGCTGGAACTACAATTGAATGGGCTACCCTAGATGCCCTTCCATCACAGTCTTCAAATTCAGGAAAATACTTAACAACTGATGGAACTACTGCTTCATGGGCAACAATTACATTAAGTAACTATGCTCTTTTAGACGAACCATCTTTTACTGGAACGGTTTATTCTGCTGGAAATGTTGTCTCACATATTGATACAAATGCTCCAACTCTAAATGCTGGAAACACTTATAAGTATACGTTAGTTTTAGCAGATGACGGTAAGATGATTGAAATGAATACCTCTACTGGACAAGGAAATACCCTTGAAGTCCCCTTAAATTCATCCCATGCCTTTCCAATCGGTACTCAGATATCAGTGCTTCAAACAGGTGCTGGTCAGACAACTATCTCTGGAGCAGCAGGTGTAACTGTAAATGCCACCCCTGGATTAAAATTAAGAGCAACTTGGTCTGCTGCAAGTTTAGTTAAAAGAGCTACTAATACCTGGGCTTTAATTGGAGATTTGACGGTATAAACTATGTTCCTGTTTAAAAATTTATCAACAATTGCATCAGCAGTCCGTAATGTGTTCGTAGATAACTTTAATAGATCTAATGCAGGAGAACTTGGAGAGGCAACAGATGGTAGTAAATGGACAGCTCTTCGTGGAGTATTTACTATTTTTGGAAATAAGGCTAAGGCAACCTCGTCTGTAAGTTCATATCCTATTGCTTCTATTACAATGCCAGATTCTCCACTTGATCAAGATGTAGTTATTACGTTAAAGGGAACAACTCCTGGAACAGGTGCAGCACTTTGGATTTCAGACACTGGTGATTGGTGGGCTGTTACAACAGGAATTGATAATGGAGAAGATTGTCAATGTGATACTTGTACAGAATGTGCCACACTGCCCGTAAATACTCCTTGCACTACTGGATTTTGTAGTACCCCTGGAAACTGTATTAATGGACCATGTAATACAGCTCAATATACAAGTGCTACCCCAGGAAATCCAAACTTTGCTTTTGGAGGATACAATGCAGCAACTGGTGGAGGCAACACAAACGCAGCTTCACCAACTGGAGTATATAATTCATTTAATACTGGAGGAAATGCAAATAACTATAACTGTAATGCTTGGAATACTGGAAATTGTAATCCACAAAACTGTACAATTCCAGATCCTCCTGTTGCTGTTGGTGGAGGAAACTGTAGGTCATGGAGAAGAAACCCCGTTCCAAGAAACTGTATAGCCTGGAACACACAAAACTTTGTGCGTCCTTGCTCTGGATGGAGTGCCTGTGATAGAACAGGAAATAGATTTTGTAGATCATCTAGCATTGCAAGCTATAATACAAGAGGCGGAAACAGTCAAATATTTAATCCAGGCAACGTCAATGCATTTACTGGAAACACACCATATAACGTTTTTACTGGAAATAATCCAGCTACACCAACTGGTATATGGAGTGCTTGTACTGGGGGATTTTGTTCTGGAAGCTACAACTGTGCAGCATATACCTGTACTGCTTGGAGCTGTCAGTCCTTTAACAATGTTAGTTGCAACTGTCAAACTTGTTTTCCATCATATATCAGAGTCATAAAGTCTGTTGCAGGAACTGTTACAGAGCTAACCAAGTGGGTGGTATCTAGCCTTGGAACATCAATAGTTAACTCCATGAGAATAACTACAAGTGGTTCTGAAATAACAATTGAGCCATATGCAAATGCAGATCTTACTTCAAAAATTGGAAGTGACTTGGTATACACCCCAAGTGGTGTTGCTCTAACCTCTACATATGGTATAATTGTAGAACCGTCCCCAACAAGTCAAGGATATGAAATAGATGAAATTACAATTGAAAAGATTTAAAGGATAAAATTATGTCAGAAAAAGAACTACCTAAAGTGGTTAGACCATTTCCAGAACCAGAACGATTGCCATTTGATATCGCAATGATGATTGACAATGTTGTTTATCAAGTGCTTAACGTAGACGGTCAGTCTGCAGCACAATATTTGTCTCAGCCGACTTACCTTAGAGTAAAAGAGGGAGAAACAAAGGTTGGATGGAGGTACAACCCAGAAACAAAAACTTTTTCTAGACCAACTTACGACCCAGACACCGATACTTTTTACTACTAGAAAGATTATATAATAATGAAATTAATAAAATTTACATGTTCGGATAAAACCTATCCATTAAACATACCAGTACCTGCAAAAAAAATGATTCCACAATGGTACAAAGATGGAGAAACATTTTATGTTACTACACATGGAAGTGAGGCAAGTGCTGGCTTAAAAACATGCATTCCTTTCTTAGACGTTTTAACTGCTGGATATCTTCTTGTAACACCCTTTGATATATTTGTTGGTAAAAAAGAAGATGGGTCTTTAAGCATTGAATGGAACTCTCCAGGTCCATGGCAAGATTTTATAAACCAAAGACCATATGAATCTGGAAAAACAATTCCAAGACCTGCAGGTCATCTAGATAGTCATTTTGTTTGGACAAATAGATGGGGATGGAAAACACCGAGAGGGTATAGTACAATTGTTACACATCCTTATAATAGGTTTGATTTACCATTTACAACAATGTCTGGCTTTATGGACTCTGATAAAATTTCAGTTAATGGAAACGTTCCATTCTTTTTAAAAGAAGGTTTTTATGGAGTTATTCCAGAAGGAACTCCATATGCACAAATTATTCCAATAAAAAGAAAACACTGGAAGTCCATAAATAGTCCTGAAAACTACGACCTAGTTGCGAAACAAAATATAAAAATTACTGGTGAAAAAGCATACTATAAAAAAAGATCTTGGGTAAGAAAGGAATACAGTTAATGGCTAAGCACAAAGATGGGGTAGTTATTCTTAGCACCCTAGATATTATTAAGGCATGGTTTTCAAAAAGAAAAAGATTTGAAAATAAGCAGTCACTTCTATATAATTTAGCTCCACCAGAACCTTTTGGAGAAAAAATAGTAACCATTGCTATTGTTTTAGACAAAGAGGTTCAAGAAATTATTAGAGCTCAGTCTGGTTTGGCATCTTTATTTTTATCAAATCCTTCCTTTGAAGAAATTGGTCAAAATTTAGATCCAGGAGATGTTCCTGCTGTTGGTTGGAAATACATAGATGGAAGATTTTTTAACCCATCAAAAATGGTTAGAGAAGGAGAAGTTTGCTTTGGATTAATAGAAAATGCTTGTGGAGAATGCGAAATTTGCATTTCTGGCGGATCAACAGTAATTACTAGCTTAAAGGATAATAAATAAAATGACAAATAAGATTACATTTACCAGCGTCTTTCCACAATTTGATATACCACATCCAGTTCCAGCAAGTAAGGCTGTTCCAAATTGGTGGAGAAAAGATTCTGTTGTAAAAGAACAAATGCACACAATGAAAAAATGTGTCCCCATATTAGATTCTTTAACTGCAGGTTATATTATAACCTTACCTTCAGATGTTTACAAAGCAAGGGAGGTAAAAAAATTTGGTCAAAGAAATGACATTACTTTTGTTTCAGAGCACTATCCTTTACAAACGGAAGCCTATCCAGCCCCAGAAGAATTTGATTCACAGCCCTATAAGTGGGTAAATCCTTGGAACATTAAAACACCAAAAGGATATAGCTGCCTATTCGTTCATCCTTTAAATTCGGGAGATTCTCCATTTTATTCTTTTTCTGGAATTGTTGATACAGACAAACACCCAGTTACAGTAAATTTTCCATTCTTAATTAAAAAAGAATTTGAGGGGGTAATTCCAGCAGGAACTCCAATTATTCAGGTTATTCCATTTAAAAGAGATAAATGGGAAAGTAAAGTTATTGACAATGAAGACTATGTTGAACCAAAAGATTTTTATAAAATTTTTAATCCTCCATTTGGTCAATACAAAAGAAACTGGTGGACCAAAAAGGAATTTAGATAATGAACAGCACTGTAAATTTTATTACATCAGATTCTAAAAAAATTAATTTAGAAAATAATTCTGTAGATCTAATTGTTACTCAAGCCCCCTTTTATCAATTAGATTTTGATTACTACGGTGGAGATCCAACCAAACAAATAGGTTCTGAAAAAAATACAAAAAAATATATTAGCTCTTTGCTATCTGCAACAAAAGAAATGGAACGAGTTTTAAAGCCAACAGGATCTATTTTTGTTTGCATTTCTAATACAGAGCCGTTATACTCAGAATACGTTTCAAGTGTTTTAAAAAAAACGAATTTGTTTTTAGCAAATCCACCGTTTATATGGAATTGGTCAGAAAATGTAAAAGAAAATAATCTTGGTATAGTAAACTTTAATTATCATTTAATATATCATTTTATAAAAAGCCCAGGACTTATGTATAGCAACCCATACTCTGTAAGAAAGTATTCTGAAGCCATTTGGAACATCCCAGCAAAAGATGATTCTAATAAAATTACAAAAAAATTAGAACCCCTTGGTTTTGTTGAAAATTCTTTTAGATCAGAAATTCCAAAAAAACTTATTGAAATGTTTTCTAAGCCAAAAGATATTGTCTTAGATCCATTTGGCGGTAGCGGAACAACTGCTTGTGAAGCCTACCTTTTAAATAGAAAAGCCATAAGCATAGATGTTTCAGAAGATCAAACAGAGTTAGCAAAAATAAGATTTGATTTTATAAAACAGGAACTTGAAAAGGATAAAACATAATGGAAACAATTTATGTTTCAACGGCAACGATGGATGACACAGAAACTGAAAGATCTATATTAGGTCTTTTTGAAAAAGCAAAGTACCCCGAAAGAATTTTTGTTGGAATGCCCTGCACTTCAGATTCTAAGTCTTTATATAAAAAGCTTTCTAAGTCTTTTAAAGGGAAAAATGTAAAGATGGTTTACAACAAGCTTGATAATAAAGATCTTTCAAAATATGGAACTGGATTTGCAAGACAGCAAGCAATCTCTTTATATTCTGGACAAGACTACATTTTGCAATGTGACTCTCATACAAACTTTGAACAAGATTGGGATGAAATTTTAATTGATTTATTTAAGGAAGCAAAATCAGAATTAAACCATGACAAAATTGTTTTAACTGCATATCTTGGAGTTTATAAGTATGATTCAGATGGATTAAAGATATTAGATTCCCGTTCAAGATACCCATTTTATATTACTGGATTTTTTAATAATTTTTATGCTAAATGGACTGATAAGCCTTTGTTTGGAGATCCTTTGTATCCTAAAAAGTTTTATCCGTGTGTAAAGTTTAATGGAAATTTTGCTTTTAGTGATAAAGAATTTGCAAAAAATCCAGGAACATACAGCGAAGCGTTCTTTTATGATGAAGAAATTATTCAGGGAATTAATTTAATAAACAACGGTTTTTACATGGTTTATCCAAACATGGAACTACCTCTTACTCATTTTTATACAGATTTTAAGAATGAATTTGGTGGAGAAAGAAAATATTTTACTCAATATTTATCTGAAAAAAATAACATAGCTCTTCACAACATTTCTCAAAATAGATATATTAAATTAATTTCAAACAAAGATTATGTTAGAAAATATGAAAATTATGCTAAAATAAATCTGTCTGTAGGTCTTTACAAGGACAACGAATATATTCCAGAACAATATTATTAGGAAGTTATTATGAATGATGATGAATTTTTAGAAGTTCCACCTCTAAAACCAGTAAGACCTTGGGACCTTTTTAATCCAAACAAAGAAAGAGTCTCTGATAAAGCACAAGAAAGAAGAATGGCTATATGCAAAGAATGCCCATTTTATATTAAAGTAACTACCCAGTGTAGCAAGTGTGCATGTATTATGCCTCAAAAAACAAAACTAGCTGACGCTTCGTGTCCCATTGGTAAGTGGGGAATAAACTCAGAAGACCTAAAGGAAAAAAAATGATAGGAAAATTTGCTGGATTTGGAAACAGAGGTACAGGAAACATGGCTAGCTTTGTAAATGAAAATGTTTTATCAAAAACAAATTTTTTAAAAGATTGTAATTTAATTGTTCTTCCTGGTCTTGAGGGTAATATGAAAGAATACACAAAAAATATAGTTTGGTGCCACGTTCCAGCTTATAGAATGCCATGGAGCTTAGAAAAGTTTTTTGTACACCCAGATTTTTTATCAATAACCAGCATGTTTTTAGTTCAATCGGAGTTCCATAAAAAAAACTTATCAGAAAATTTTGCTATAGACGAGGATAGATTTTATATTGTAAATAATCAGTTTGATCCCATTGAGTTTAAAGAAAAGCCAAAAGACAAAATAAACCTTATGTATATATCTCAGGCATCAAGAGGTCTGGACATTTTACTAAAATGTTTTAATAAAATAAAAGACAAAGATGTTACTCTTACCATTCATTGCTGCGAATGCGAAGACTGCATGACCCCATCAGAAATAAGTTATGAGGCTAAAGTAATTTTTGATCAAGATGAAAGAATTATTAAAAATGGAGATAGTACAAAAGAAGTTCTTTTAGATACTTTACAAAAATCTCATATTTATGCTTATCCCTGCACATTTGAAGAAACTGCATGTATTGGAGTTATGGAAGCTATGAGTGCTGGGGTAAAAGTAGTCACTACTGATGCTGGTGCATTACCAGAAACAACTAATGGGTTTGCAAAAATTATTAAAAATTATCCAGTAACTTTTCAAGATATAGAAAAACGTGAAAAAGAAATGGTAAAAATTTTTACAAAAGAAATAAAAAAAGCAATAAAAGAAATTAGAAAAAATAAGTTTGATCCAAAACCACAAATAGAATACATTAACAATAGATTTTCAAGAGATAATTGTATACGGCAGTGGATGGAATTAGATAAAATTATTGGAGATATGCAATGAAAAGAATAATGGTTACTGGTGCTAGTGGACTAATGGGGGTCCATGTTGTTAGGCACATATTAAAAACTACAGATTGCAATAGCATTGTCTTGCCAGTAAGTTATAAACATCGTGGTATTCAAGATAGGCTTGGATATTTATTTAGCTCCTCCCCAGATGCAATGAGAAGAGTAAAGCTTGTTGGTATAGACCTAGCACAGCCAATGTCCCCAGTAACCTATGCTGATTTTGGTAAGATTGACTATGTAATTAATTGTGCAAGTGAAAGCCATGTCAATCGTAGCATTGAAAACCCAGCTCCATTTATCATGAACAACGTATCATTGATGTGTAACATGCTTGATTGGGCAAGACACACGGGGGTAGAAAAGTTTTTGCACATATCTACTGACGAGGTATATGGTCCAGGATCAAAGCACAGAACAAACAAGGAATGGAAAGACCTGCACCTTCCAAGTAATCCGTATGCAGCATCTAAAGCTGCCCAGGAAGACATAGCCCTTTCCTATTGGAGAACCTATGGAGTTCCAGTCGGAATTGTAAATAGCATGAACATCATTGGAGAAACTCAAGACTCTGAAAAGTATATGGCTATGATCATGAAAAAGATTTACAAGAATGAAAAAGTTGTTGTTCATTTTAATAAGGGTGACATTGGAAGCAGATATTATTTACATGCAAGAAGCTTAGCCTCAGGACTAATGCATATCTTAGAGCAGGACTTTCCAAAGTATGGAGAAGCAGATTTGCCATTAAGAATGCATATTGCTGGAGAAAAAAGATTAAACAATCTAGAACTTGCCCAGCTTGTTGCAGACGCAGCAGGTAAGCAATTAAACTATGATTTGGTGGATCCAAATACAGAAAGACCAGGACACGACATGCACTACGCATTAAGTGGAGATAATCTTGCTAAGTCTGGATGGACTCACCCAATGGCTATTGAAGAGTCAATTGATAGGGTTGTAAAATGGACATACAGCAACCCACAATGGCTTGACATTTAGTCTCAAAATTGATACAATATAAGTCCCAACTAAAAAGGAAAATAAAATGAAAAAAAGTATTATTGGTATTATTGGATTAGCTTTGCTTTTGGTTATGGTAGGAACCCCAGCAAAAGGTAATACTAAGCCTACTATCGCTGTAATTGATACAGGAATTGATGCTACGCATAGCCTAGTATCTGGAAGAATTGTACATGAAGTATGCGTACTTGATTTCAAGTCTTGCCCCAATGGACAAAACTTTATGGAAGGTGCTGGAGCAGCAACACTAGACCCCGTAAAGGCAAGCAAAAATGGTTTTTATCATGGAACCCAGATTGCTTCGGTAATAACTCAAAGCAATCCTAACGTAAACCTTGTTGTTATTAGAATTATTCCAATGACAGTAAAGGGATCTAGGGCAAGTACCTCGCTAACTGCTGTACAAAGAGCACTAGAATGGGTAGATAAAAATCATCAAACATACAACATAGTTGCAGTAAACATGAGCCAATCATACTCCTCAAAGGTAGGTTGCACGAAGCACATCCCTATTGAGAGTGTAATTAGTTCTCTTGCCTCAAAGAATATTCCATCTTTTTTCCCTACAGGAAATGGATATAACTATTCTAAGATTGATTTTCCTGCATGTGTTTCTTCATCTATATCTGTAGGAGCCACTGATCCATCATATGGAGGTCAAATGTCTCCAGCTTTGTATAGCAACAACTCTTTAGACACAGACTTTTTTGCACTAGGTACAATGTTTGCTGCATCACCAAACAATAAGACAGCAAACTCTGTTGGAACATCAAACTCTAGTGCACTCATAGCAGCAAAATGGGTGGCAGTAAAAGAACTAAATCCCACCTTGTCAATGTCTCAGGTATATGATAGAATTAAGTCTCAAGCAAGGTACCTGGAACACAAGCGTTCAGGCAAAATGTTTATTGTTGATCTAGTTAATTAGGAATGTTATGAAGATTTTAGTCTATGGTACAGAAACTTTTAATGACTATTCTACTTTTATGCGTGGCTTGGTTGTTGCTATTGAAGATAGCTTATATGCAAATGATACCAAGATAGAAGTATACACTGCTGGTCCTCATAAAGTTAATGATTTTACAGCAGAGTTTATTAACCGAACAGAAGATTTCTTTAAGCAAAAGAAAATTAAAACTAAGTTCAATAGAATTCGTAAGTCTGATGTTATAGAAAAGTTTGACTCATACTCGTTTGACCATGTTCTATCTTTTAATTCAAAGAACGATCAAAAACTTTTTGATGTAATTATAGACAAGGCGGAAACCAATAAGGTACCGTCATCCTACTACAAGTACTAATGATTGAGAAATAATGTTAATTACAAACTATGAATACGCAGACAAAATTGTTAATCAAAATAATAGTCTTTCTTGGGATGGTTGGGACATCCTTGAAATAACTCCTAGTCAAAATGCAGAGTTTAATAAAGAAGGAAAGATTATTGATGGAAATTGGGCGTTTGTAAAAACCTACCAGCTTACAGAAAAGGGCTGGGAGGTTCCTAAAAAATATGTTAGATGAAGAGTGGGTAGTAAAAGCTAATTGCAGGGCAACAGATAAAGATTACTTCTTTGAAAAATACGAAGAAGATCAGGCTGTGGCTGTTGTTGTAGACAATATCTGTCTTACCTGTCCAGTAATTATAGATTGCTTTAATCATGGCACGACCAATGGTGAGTGGGGAGTGTGGGGTGGTGTATACTTAGTTGATGGAGAAATTAATGCAATTAAAAATGCACATAAGACTCCAGAAATTTGGAAGGAATTACTGGCAGCAGTAGGAACTGACGATGAAGTATACTAAAGAAATGGGTACTGCTATTCATGCAGTAAAGCCACCAAAAGATATTGTTGTAGATATTACATCTAGGGCAGATTATCCAGGATACGTTGGTATACGTTTGTATGAGAATCAAATTATGTCGTTGTCTGAAGCTAAACAGTTAGAGGTAATGAATTACTTGCACACAGTAAGATTGGCTATTGAATCGTTTGGAGCTAAATGCTTTTTTGACGGTGTAGCTGGAGACCCTCCAAGAGGCACACAGTAATGTTTCATAGGCTCATATGGATGATTGAAGAGCAGGTAACGGCTGAATTAGTTTCATTTGGTGCCCATTCTTCTCGTGTGAAATATTTCACAAACGGCATAGAGTACGATGAAATCGTTATGAATGAAGACTTTATTACATATGATAAACTAGGATTTGAATACGAGGCTATTGAAAATCCTGAAACTTAACTACATGTCTGATAAACTTATTAGATGTGGAAAAAATTAATAGCAATAATTTGCTCAATTTCCCTATTTTTTCTTAGCTCAACACCTGCAAATGCTGCAGATTCAATAAGATATAAAACAGAGCAAAACCAAACAATTAAAAAGAATAAGTGGACAACTATTAAGTTTAATGGTAAAACTTCTATCCAGGGTAATGGAAAAAGATCCCTATTTTGCTACCAGGTGGTTCTTAACACTGAAGGCAAAAAGAAACCAAAATATGTAAAAGTAAGAATGGTAAGAGTTGGGTCTGGAAAGTCTGATGCTACTGCAACAAACACTTATTTCTTTACATCAAAACCAGACAAAAAATTTGTAGCATCTCAATGCTGGAACATTGTTACCAAGCATCCAGTAGTTCTTCAAGTAAGAATATCGGGTGGCAGTGCATCATACAAAACTGACATAGCACAATTTAAAATGTGGACTCCAGGTGCAGATTACCCTTCAGATTTCTCCGATTTTATCCCTGAAACAACGATCAATTAGTTTAATGATATAATTAAATAGTTAGACATTCAAGCCCGTCTAACAAGGAGTACAACTAAATAAATTGAAAAAAATTCTTTCCTACCTACTATTAGTTCCAATATTGGCTGCTTCAGCCATGTTTTTAATTTCTCCAGCAACACAAGCAGATACTCCACTTGTTTGTAACATGTCTACAATAACTGGAGATGATGACGGATCATTCCAAATGAATCTTCCATTTTATTTAAAGCTTGGACAAACAGAATATGATAGAGTTTATTACAGTACCAATGCAACTGTAACCTTTGGTCAGCCAGATGGCACTTTTCACGACTACCCTCAAACCCCTTCTGTTTCTATTGCAGGTAGAGATTGGGTTTCTTTTGGAGAAGGAGCTTACACGTCCTACGGATATAATAATGATTCTTTTTGCATAGAATGGTCAGTTCGCCCGTTTCCACAATCAACTGGTCCACTAACCCAGATGAGATTAGTTGTAAATAAATTTTCAAATGGTAACTGGCATGGTGAAATTACTACAATGACAGATCTTCCACCAGATGCAAGAAGAGGTATTAGATATGAATATGGTCAGCCAGTTGTAACAATGGCTGCAGCCTTTGATGTTGGCAATGGTGGAGTTCCAGTTGAAGTTCCTCCTGCACCAACACCATCAAGTTTTACAGAGCCTCCAGTTGTTCCTAGTGAAACTCCTACTCCTACTCCAGAGCCAAGCCCAGAGCCAAGCCCAGAGCCAAGCCCTACTGCCAGCCCTGAACCACAGCCGTCAATATCACCAGAGCCAACAGTAGAACCGTCACCGCAGCCATTAGAGCCAAGCCCAATGCCGTCAGAACCTGTTGTACTCCCTTCAGAAAACCCTTCACCTATTCCAGTCCCCTCTTTTTCAAGTCCCTCAGAATATCCGTGGCAGCCTGAAGGACCTGTTGCAGTTCCATCCCTAGATCCTGAGCCAGAGATTTCATTTCCAGAACCATCAATTCCAGATCCAATTGAGAGTTCATTTCCCGATCTAGATCTTCCATCCATTGATCTTCCATCTAATAATGTTATCACAGAAATAACTGATGAAGAAATAAATACTTTTACAGAAATAACTGACACTGAAATAGATACTTTTATTGAAGACTTTACTCAAAGCGGTGCAATCTCAGATTTTGAGACAGAACAATTAATTGATACTTTCTTAGGAGATGGCTTCATATCTGAAGATGAAGTATCTGGACTTTCAGACTCTCTAACTGAAGATGGGGTACTGAGTGAAGATGAAAGAGAATTGCTCGTAGATGTTA